AGAATATCACGCATGCAGATGGGCTTGGTTATATCGGGCCAGACTCGTTCAAGCGCCCGTTTCATTAAAACTGGTCGCTCTTCACCAATACCGTGACATCGTTCTTTTGAAGGTTCATTACATTCAGAACAAGGATGTTTTTTAAGATATGCCTTTGTAAATGCCCAAAGAATAAAGTTTGTAAATACATTATTAAAGAAATCTTCGATAAAGTCTTCATGGGTCGTATCGATGATTTTTGAATTCCACTTCTCCTGTATACGCAGGTCTTGAATTCTTTTATCAATATACTCCGAATGTGGATTTGTATAGGACATACTTGAATTGAAAGAGTAGCATAGCAATATTCAATTTTAACTATGCGCTTAAAAGTCTTCTTCCAACACTCTTAAGAAAGCAGATGAAGGTTGGCATCACCACTCATGTTCAGTATTCCTTCTTTAGTGGAGGGGCTGGTGGAGCCAGTCTCGCCATTGCAGAAGTCTTCCGAAACCTCGGACATGAAGTCTGGCTACTCAACACAAATGGAGATACTGAATGGTGGGATGATTGTAAGTCGATGCGAGAAGCATGGAAGGCCTTTATGGTTAATGGCGTTACCGTTCGCGAGGGAAAACTACCTGGCGATGGGAAGCCGTTTGACCTGATTGTCGAAGTTGAGCGCACTTTTTTTATGAGTGCCGAAGAACGCAAGCGTGCCACGGGCCCCACGGGCCATTGTGTATGGCTTCACCGCAAATCAGCTGTTTTTCATGACATTGAGGCAAGTCTTTATCCGTTTGACATGGCAAAGCGCTGTGTGGATGGACTTTCCGCAGTCTGGATGTTTGATGCGACAACAACAGAGGATGATAAGAATTATCTGGAAATTGTGGCACGTTGCCCTGTCTATCGTGTACCCTTCACATGGACTCCGAGTTATGTAGAGGTTCATCGCGGTGAAACGAAAGCTCCTGAATGGCTACAAGTTACGGAGGCGCTGGGCGCAGATAAGCCTTGGTCCGTTCATATCTGCGAGACGAATAATTCAGCTGCGAGCAGTCTCACACTGCCGCTCGTTATTCTCCACCACACAAAGGAGAAGACGAGTTTTCCGTTTGTAAAGTGGACGGCCCATAATGCGGATGCTGTTATGAAGAGTGAGTTCTTCAAGAACAATGTGAAGGCGCACTGCGAAATTCAGGGACTCAGTGGAGAGTTTATTGGCCGGCAACGTCTTGTTGACTGGGTTTATGATGCGAAGAGTTGCGTACTCAGTCATATGCGCTTCAATACGATTCGGCCTTTTCTTCTGGATGCGGTCTGGACGGGTGTGCCGCTGGTCCACAATTCTCCTTGGCTTCACGACCTTGTAGGAACTGGATATGAGCGCCTCTATTATCCAGATAACCAAGTTGTGGCTGCGTCACGCTGTTTTGAAACTCTTGAGGCTGATTTTAAGGGGCGGACGGGTATCTTTTCTGCGAGCGCACGAGCTGTGACCAGGCAGATGATTCTGGAGAGGGTAAGTCCGTATAGTCAGTCAGTCTGTACTTCTTGGAAAGAGGCGGTAGCAGTTGTACAAGGTCTTACACTACCTGTCATGGTTGCACCAGTGGCTGCGGCGGCACCTTTAGCACCATCGGCGCCTCTGGCGGCTACAACGCCTGTTCCTGTAACTACTGTTGCGCCTTTGGCACCAGCAGCTCCTTTGGAGGAAAAAACGCTGAAGGTTCTATTTACTGACATGTGGGATGACTTTAATCCCTCGTATAATATGTTTACTCTCATGTTAAATGAGGCTGGTCGTCATCTAAATCCTCCTGTTCGCGTGGAAGGCTATGGACCGACGGATTCACGAAAGCCCGATGTCTGTATCTTTGGTCCATTTGGTTCAAAGTGGACGGGTCTTGGAAAGGATGTGCCCAAGGTACACTTTACGGGAGAGAATTCAATGATTATTAGTGAAGACACTGTAAAACTAAATATTGGATTCCAACACGCCGACTTCAAGGACCAGGACTACCTTCGTCTTCCCCTCTGGATGCTTGAAATTGATTGGTTCGGATGCGATAAGGAACTCATTGCGAATCCGAAACCCCTCTCCATTGACGCATGTACTAAGGTCGACCCAGATGTTGGCCGTAAGAAGAAGTTCTGCGCATTCGTAGTGACAAATCCCTGTAATCCTGTGCGCAATAGTTCTTTCCACTGGCTGAGCAAATATAAGCAGGTTGATTCAGCCGGACGCCTGTTTAACAATGTAGGAGACGTAATCTTTGCGGGTCGTGGTGGTGGTGGTGGTGAACTGAAGAAATTCGAGTTTCTTCGTGACTACAAGTTCTGCCTCTCATATGAGAATAGCAGTTGCCAGGGCTACACAACGGAGAAGTTCCTTCACGCCAAGGCGGCAGGCTGTATCCCAATCTATTGGGGAGATCCGAAGGTGGACCGTGATTTTGATACGAAGGGCTTTATTAATGCCCAGGGATTCACTCGCCCCGAGGAACTTATTGATGCCGTGCGTAAGATGGACACTGACCAGGAGGCGTGGCTGAAGGCATATTCCGTACCTGCGCTTGATGAAACGCGCCGCGACCTAGTGCGCCGCACATTATCTGAGTGTGCCCGCCGTATCCTTCGCATTGGTCTTGGACCGGATGTAAAACTTGATGGCATTCCTCGCTTCATTGGAGCAACTTCAGATGCTGAGGCAGCTACACTTTCTAAAAAGACAAATGACAACTCGATTATTCTTTTGAGTGCTGCTACAAAGGACTATTTACCATCACTCCATTTACTACTAAAATCTGCACTCATACAAACCCAACTACGCTCCGTATCATTTACAGGTGAAATCTGGCTTGGAGGTGATGTTGATGAACTGACTGCTGCGGCTCTACGCAGTCAATACACATGGGTCCAGTTTAATCGATTTCCTACAGACACGCCCGCAGACTTTCCTGACCTCTGGAACCCGAAGCATTTTGCTTGGAAACTCTGGATTTACCAGCACGTGGTGAATTTACCGAAATACAAGGACTCACTTTGTATGTATCTTGATAGCGGCATTTTTATGTGTGATGTTCCAACCGATTGGCTAACATTAACAAAGAAGAATGGAATTTGCTTATTTAATGATGCTAATCAAAAAAATCTACATTGGTGTCATGAAGAATTTTGCAGCGTGCTTTCAGTAACACAGACTGAAAAAGAACAGAATCAAACGGTTGGTGGTATTGTCTCCTTCATTGGAGGTTCTGATCTCGCGGTTACGCTTTTTAACCAAGCATGGATTTATGCGCAGAAGAAAAATGTTATTGTGGGTTCAAAGTGGATAGGATACGGTACAGATGGACACCCGTATGGACATCGACATGATCAAAGTATCCTAAGTATCCTCTCAAATCGCCTTAATATCCACCGAATTCCCCTTGATACAGTATATTGTGATACTAGTTTTGCAAAGACACTAGAGAGTAAAAAAGCTCTTTATGTTCATCGTGGAACAGCAAAGGATTATACCGATGTGAAAGAATGGGCTCCTTTTATTATGCCGAAGGGAGTAAATACCTTTAAGGTAATTGATACTCCCACTGTAACAAAGCCGATTATTGGAATTCATATGGCCAGTATGGCATCTCGACGATTCTTACCTTCACTTCACCAACTTCTCTGCTCAATGACAGCACAACGAAAAAATACTCCTTTTCCCCTAAATTGTACAATTTGGTTGGCCGATGATATTGAAGTGGAAACAGAAGGTGAACTTCAAAAGGAGTTTGATTGGATGAAATTTGAGCGCTTTCCGAACCTACAGATTAATGGGTTTGAAGATATTTGGGATCCGAAACTCTATGCTTGGAAGATCTGGATTCTTAAGACAATGGCAAATCGTCAGGAGATGAATGGACATATTGTTCTTTACATGGATAGCGGAGTATTTATGTGCCGCTGGCCTGTTGACTATTTGCAAATTGCCAATGAAACTGGAATATGTTTTTTGAATGATGTAAATGAAATTAATGGGCGCTGGTGCCATGACGACTTTTGCCGTGAACTCTCCGTAACAGAAACTGAAAAGAAGGAAAATCAGATTTGGGCAGGCGTATGTGCTTTTGTCACAGGTCATGAAATTCCTATAAGACTTTTCGAAGAGGCTTGGACATATGCGCAAAAACGCCATGTCATTATTGGCTCCAAATGGACAGGGGTTAGCCTAGAAGGAAAGTCTTTCGGTCATCGTCATGATCAAAGTATTCTGAGTATCCTGAGCACCCGCCAAAAACTTCCACGCTATCCTATGGAGTCTGTCTATGCAAATGAATCACTTCGTAGAACATTCTTGAGTAAAAAGGCATTCTACGTCCATCGCGGAACCTTCACAGTTCATAAGCAGTTTACGGAGGCTATTGACGATTGCTACGTAATTAATCTGGACCGTCGCGTGGACCGCATGGAGAAACTCTATACAAATATGCCCATGCTTCAGGGACGTGTGAATCGTACAAGTGCCGTGGAGGGCCGAAAGCTTCAAATGACACCAGCAATTGCGCGCCTATTCCGCCCCCATGATTTCAAGTGGAAGAAGCCGGTCCTTGGATGTGCTCTTTCTCATCTACGACTTTGGTGGCAACTTGCTAACGAGCGTGATGATATCGGGCGATATCTAATTCTGGAGGATGATGTCAAGATGTTACCTAACTGGGAGGCACGCTGGAAGGCTGCTGTGCCGCATATTCCCGAGGATTTTGATATTATCTATTTGGGCGGTATTCTGCCACCAAACCGCGAGGGGTTTGAGGGCGCAAAGGAGAAGGTCAACGACCATTTTTCACGTGTCAAGGAGAATACCTTCTTTGGCCAAGTCAAGCCGAATCGCTATTTCCACTGGTGTGCGTACTCCTATGTTTTGAGTCGCAAGGGTGCTCGTAAGGTGATTGAGATTCTCTTAGCGAAGGACGGCTACTGGACTTCTGCCGATCATATGCTCTGTAATCCGGTTGAGTTTCTCAGTATGTATTTCTTGGATCCCCTTGTTGCTGGTTGCTATCAAGATGAGGACCCTCGCTACCAGGCGAGTGCCTTCAATGACTTCAGTCGTAAGGAGGAGTTTGACAGTGACCTCTGGAACAATAATGAGCATTTCAATACGGCCGACTGTGAAGCTATGAGCCGCCTTGATGGCCCCCCTGATATTCCTCGTGCGCTAGCCGATTCTCTACAACTTGCCACGGGCACAGAGGTCACCACCAAGGAAGAGTCAGTTGGCAAGGAGAATCCTGAAGTTTCAAAGGAACGGCTCCGCAGGGCTTTGCCCACCCATCCTCTCTGGAGGCAACTTGAATCCGCAATTGCAATGAGAGAAACGCTTCTTGCTCGTGAACTCGCGTTTCAGATTATGCGTGTCTGGGAACAGGAATGGAATGAAAAATCGGATGCGGAGTTTACTGGATTTTTAACTGCAGTGCGCGATGAGACTTTTGCTGGTCTTCCAAGCAAAGACGAACTCTCTGAACTCTACAAGCAATGGACTATTCTTACAGATTCCGCAACCCAATCGGGCAAGGCGTGGCCAGAAGGAGTTCGCCGTGCCCTTGAAGTCTATATGAATTATCTACCTCGTGCGACAGACCCTCCAAAGAAAATGAAGGGTCGGCGTATTCTAAAACTCAAGGGGCAGGTGCTTGACCTTGGACTCCTCTATGAAGGCAAATGGTTGAAGGAACTTTTTGGAGAGGGGCAGGATCTCTGTACGGAAGATATTAGTATTAGCGATGCTTTGCCAAACGATGAGCCAATTCTTCTGGTAATGAAGCCCTGGTGGAGCACTTGGATTCCTATTATTCAACGACTTGCCGAGACGAATACAAAGTTTTATATAATTCATCTGAGTGATGAATTTGTCTCAGATCCAATTGAGTTTTATGGACTTTCACAGTGTCTCGGCGTTGTCCGTATGTACTGGCGGAAGGAACTGGAGCAGTATGGAGAGAAGGTCACTGTAATTCCTCTCGGATATCATTGGACTCGCTTCTCAGGAATCAAGAATCCTCTAATGGATACTCCGCGTCTTCCATTCCGTGAATTCATGTGGTCCTTTGCCGGTACAGACTGGCGCGGCCGCAAGGAGGCTATGAAGGGGCTTGAACTGATTAAGCCGAATTATGTGCGTTGGTTTGAACAATGGAATGACCCTGGTATGCTCTCTGAAGATACCTATCTCAGTTTGCTACTCAATTCTAAGTTTGTTCCTGTTCCTGGGGGAAATAATACTGAGACCTATCGTTTCTATGAGGCGCTTGAGTGCGGATGTATTCCCGTATATATCCGTCAGCCTGGAGATGAAATGCTAGTGGATAAACATTTTAAGGCGTGGCTCCCCATTATTGATTTGCCGTCATGGGACCATGCGGCTGCGCTTATGTTCCAACTTTCGAATAATCCTGAAGTGATGGAACAATATCGAAATGGAATTTTAGATGGATACGGGCGGTGGAAACTCGAAGTCGCAAAGAAAGTTCGGTCTACTCTCCGTATTTAGTGGAAAAAGCAAATTGGCTGCTAGTATAGATATGGGCCTTGGTGGCACAGAGGCTACCACAACAGCAACAGCAACAGCAACAAGAACGCCCATTCTTGAAAAACATAAACGCTACGGAGATGTTTATGTTAAGAACGACTTTTTCTGGGGAATTGGCATTGAATGCGAGTCTTATTTTGAAATGACAAAACCCGTATCTGTTACAGATAAATGTATTCGCGAGAATCATCGCCCTGAGCGATACAGTGTTGATTATTATAAAAGTTATAAACCTGCTCTTTTACAAAGTACACTTGAACTTCTTACCATGAAAAAACAGCAATTCTCTCTACCACTTTTAATCAATGCACATGCCCTTACAAAAACCGATAAATTTCTTGAACATGATACACTTTATAAAAAAGGAACACCGCCTAATCCGGTATTTCAAGGCAAAACTATTTTTGATAGTCTGAAGAAAAAAGAGCCCGCCCTTTTTGAAAGTCTCTATGAAACAAATTATACGTTTGACGGAGACAGTATTGAAATTATGACGCAGGACTTTTACAAGGCAACCGTTAAAAAAGTGTTTACGGAATTCACAGAATCACGAAAACGCTTTGAAAAGGCTATGCAGACCGTGTTTACTGAACAGTGTCTACTCTTGGAACACGGACAAATTCAATGGGCTCGCCAGAATCACGGACTGGCAGTGATGGCGACAAATAAAAATAACTTAGCTATTTTTAACAACGGAACCTATCATATTAACTTGACATTACCGACCCAGCTTAACGCCGCAGGAAAAATCGCCGACTTTCCACTTTTTGAGAAACAGCACTGTACACTCATCCGTTATATTCAGTGGCTCGAGCCGCTTCTTATAGGTGTATTTGGTTCGGCCGATTGTTTAGCAGCAGTTCGTCCCGATCTCTATGCGGCGGGTACACAACGTGGTGCTATGTCTCGTTATATTGGCCTCGGTTCCTATGACACAAATAAAATGGAGAAAGGAAAGATTCTTACAGTTGAACTTGATACGGTTCGGTCAACGTGGTATACTAACTACCATAAATCTTCTGGTTATGAACCTCTAAAAACAGTTGGACTTGATATTAATTTCAATAAACACTGGAATCACGGAATTGAGATTCGTTTTTTTGATTGGTTTCCTGATGGACGACTTCTCGGACTTCTACACTTTCTAGTCTTTATCATGGACGTCAGCCTTGATGAGTATAGTGCACCAGATCCTTTGGAGAATATCCTTTGGAATGGATGGATGGAACGGGCTGTTCGCCTTGGGGCTGCCGCAGGGGCGACAAGTGCCGAAGCGGAGTTGCTGACAAAGATTCTCTGTGTAGAGGTGGTGGCTTCACACGACTTAAATATAGTATTCGCAGACCTATTTCATAAATTATCCAAAAAGTGGCGAGGAAAGGGACCTTGCTCGGCGCTTTTCTTAGGAGATGAACTCAAAGTCGAACCAGTAGTTACTATTACTGCGGCGCCTGTTGCGCCTACTGCGCCTACGCGGGGTTGGTTTGATTGGGTTTGGTGGCATTTTCGTCGATGCTAACTGAACAGCAACAGAGATAACCGAAGGGATTTGGCTTTTGTTTTGGCATTACTGGCGTATAGAGCGCAGACCACTCTTTTAGTGTGTATTGATTACCCATTGAAAGATTGCACTTTGGACAAATAGGAAATAGATTATTGATATTCGTAGGACCACCCTTTGATTCGGGAATATCATGCCCGCATTGAAAATCAAAAGCAGTCACTCGATTTTGACACCAGGACGTAGCACACTTGGCTTCAAACACACGCCCATTTTGTTGTAACCACACCTGTTCCCGTAGAGCTGCGGATATCTTGGCCTTTACATACGGTTTTTTAAAGGAGTTCACAATCGAATTCATCTGAAATCGCGATGCTCTCATTATTCTTTTAAAGCAGATGTTCTTAAAACCATTGGACATTTGTGAAACCATTGAACCACAGAATCCTTATTTTTGTAGAGATGATAGCCTCCATAAAGATATGGAAATAGGAATGCGACAGGAACTTGGAGGTATTTTTCTCTTTGAGCAGCATACGCAATGCCTGCGCCACCTAGAATGCCGTGTACAAAATAGTGGACAGTTCCAAAAGTGTGTATTGTTTGACTTAATGATTGCGTTAAATTCAATGCCATTCTAATTTAAGAGTTAAAATTTCTACAGTATCTAAAGTCGAGAATACTTAGTGTTCTAGATGGCAGATTCATTCCCCGAATACCTGAAGAGCATCCAGGCTCAACTAGCAGCAAATGCGCCTCCCGCCGCAGCCGTTACACCCGCACAACAGATGCCATCACCTCTTCTAGGGCAGCTCAAGAATAATGTGAGCCTCGTTGAATCAGTGAAGGCTGACGCGAAGCCTGCTGATTTCAAGGCCGGCAACCTCCGCTTTATGCTTGTATCAACTCACCTCCAGCAGTACACAGGTTACAGTCGTGTAAGCCACAACCTCATCCGCGAACTCACCAAGCATGATGATATCTCCGTAACTCACTACGGTTTCCAGAAGTTTCCCACGGCGCCTGCGAATTACCGTCCTTATCCTGCGAGCGTTGATGTGATTGATGCGGCGGCCACGGAGAAGCCTGTTGCGCAGGGTTTCGGCTTTGCGGGTCTACCTGATGCAATCCGTAAGAAGAAGCCGCACGTTGTCATGATTTACAATGATATGTCTATCATTGCCAAGTTTCTGGAGGAGATTCGCAAGTCGGGTGTCAAGCGTGACTTCAAGATCTGGCTCTATGTGGACCAGGTCTACACATGCCAGCTTCAGGGCTATATCGATATCATTAATCGTGATGCGGACCGCGTCTTCGCCTTTACGACTTTCTGGAAGAAGTGTCTGAAGGACCAGGGTGTAAACCGCCCCATTGACATTATTCTTCACGGCTTTGATAAGCAGCTTTATTTTACAGTTCCGCGCGAGATGGTGCGCAAGCAGATGGGAATTCCCGAGGATGCCTTTGTCTATCTGAATCTTAACCGTAATCAGCCGCGCAAGCGTTATGACCTTCTAATCATGGCCTTTGTCGAGCTCCTGGTCAAGAATCCGACAAAGCCGATTTTCCTAATGTGCGTCTGCGATAAGGGCGAAAAGGGCGGTTGGTGGCTGTTTGAGATTTTCCAGCGCGAGCTCAAGCTGCGCGGTGTGGCTGTAGAGATGTTTGCGAATCGTCTCATGATCAGCAGCCAGGACATGACCTTCCGCGATGAGGAAATCAATCTCTTCTACAATGTTGCGAATGTTGGCGTAAGCACGGCGGATGGTGAGGGCTGGGGTCTCTGTAGTTTCGAGCAGATGGGTGTTGGTATCCCACAGGTTGTTCCTGATGTTGGTGGCTTCAAGGAGTTCTGTAAGCCGAATAATTCAGTGATGGTGAAGCCGAAGCACCGTTACTATCTACCGATGGTCTATTCACCTGTAGGTGGCGAGGCGGAGGCCGTCGACCCGCATGATTTCTGCCTGGCAATGGAGGAGTATCTCTTTGATAGCAAGAAGCTTGCG